CCACCGCCGTATACTTGGCAGCCGATGATGACGGTTTGCGTATTCATAAGAGAACTCCTTGTCTGGTTGAATCGTCGTAGCTGCCGGAGTCTCCATAGTCGTTTTTGTCGAGGATCCATTCACGACAGCCGCCATTCTCGTCGCTGTCGGTCAGTTCCATAACGGTGGTGTATCCACACGTCATGCATCGGAACAGCACGAGGGAGTGTGGCGTGTAGTCGCAAATCTGGCCGTTAATCATTCTCGGCAGAACGCGAGTATGGCATTGTTTACAGCCGCGCCAGCCGCGTTTGGTAAGCCCTCCACAGAATGTGATTCCACTAACAGGTGTCCACGTTCCCCACAGGACCGGATGCCCGTCCCATTGAGGCGGTATCGCGTGGCGACTCATTTCTTCTCCTCAACTTCGAGCGGTACTCCCCGTCCCAGAACGACTTTGCTGTAAATGAGCCAAGCGAGGATGTTGCAGAACAGGTCGTCCATGATGTGGCAAAAGAGTTCGTCGGTCCATGCGATGGAGTCTTGCCAGTGGTATGGCAGCGTCCATTTCGCCTCATCCGAATAACGCAGGTAGAGGGCAGCATGGGAACATTCGTGGACAATGATTCGCATGGAGATAGCTTCGGTGCTGAACCTGATGACTGGTTCCAGCTGAACAGACTGGGTAAATCCGTATGTCTTGTCGCTTCCTTCTCCTGGGCAGTAGTGCTGCGCGGCTTGTCTCATGCCTTTCAACGTCGGGTAGAGTTTTACCGTGACTGGTGGCAGGGATTCACCAGTGTCGGGTTGTTTGAGCTTGATGGTTCTGATTCTCACCATGTTGGCCTCTTGTGATTAAGCATGTCCTCGACACGTTGGATTTCGATTGGTTCGTGTTCCTGTGTCATTGTTGTTCCTTCCATGTGTTGTGTGCTGTGTGGGCGAGGACACGGATGGTGTGTTCCGCGTCCTGCATGAATTCGTCCACCTCATCGGCCTTGTACGCTTCATGTTTGAAACCCTTGGTGGTGAAGGTGGTGTCGCGTACGTCTTTCGGGGTGAGTAGGCGTGGTTGGCTCATTGGTTTCCTCCTTGCTGTCTGACTATGGAATTCCAAATCGTGCTGATCTCCGTATCGCTCAAGCCGCTGGCTCTGCCTCGATCGAATGTCTCCAACCGGATGTTGGTTTCGTTCTCGGGATGGTTCAACCGTCGCCCAAAAGCCCAATCGTGCAACGTGGTGTTGCGCTGCCCCTCGGGTATCGGCGTCAAGTCAGGACGACCGTTACGGGTGGTAGCAGGCTGGGTGAGGAGACTGTCGAGCGTGGGCTGATTGCGTGGCCTGACAGGTGTGGGGCGAGGCTGTGGGTCGCTGCCTTCCACGTACCCGTTGTTTTCAAGCCAGGTGACCATGGCGGGTGGCATGAGTGGTGTCTGTCCTTCGGGGAGGTCGAGTAGCTGGTAGTCGCCTTTCACGGTGTGACTGCCGGGCCCGATCACATACCCCTTGTTCTCACAACGAATATCCACGGGAATGCCATTCGCGTGCACACGATTCTTCAACTTGCCCATGAGTTCGGGTGGGAGCGCATAGTAGGCGTGTACTCCGCCGGATGGTGTGCCCACAAGGTAGGTGGTGGGGAAGCCGTCGCTCCCGTATGCGCCTATCTCCTGATTAAGTACCGTCCACCCATCCGCCTCATCAGCGTCCTTCGACATATCCATGTCGATGATCGCCATACCCAGTCGAGGCACGACCGCATAGGCCGACGAATCAGGTCGACGCATACTGTCGTAACCGGGGTCTTCACTGAGTTTCTTCCAGTTACGCGCCACCTTCTGCTCGTCGGCGGGCGTGTAAGCGCAGTTGAACGCGAACTCCGAAGGCAGGGGGATCGGGTCGGCCTCGATAGGCGCGGGCTTCAGGGGGATGGTGGATTGGGTGGTTTCCGCTTCTTGTATTGCTTGTTCCGAAGCTTGCCGGTATGGTGCGAACCTCTGCTCATCCTTGACGATGAGAACTCTGCAAGTAGTGTCTTCAATCTTCTTGAGCGAGCTGCGCAAACCAAGCTTGTTCACGCTGTTTCGGTGGTCGCCAGCACGTTCTGGGTATGGGTTGTTCCCAGATATTGCAAACCCGTTGGCGGTGATTTGGTCTACGATCCACCGTTCAGCTTCTGAGAGGTCGTTTGAATCTCCCACAGTGACGTCCCTAAATGGTTCGTCGCCGTAGTTTTCCCAGAGTTTGCATGATGCCATGATGAACGGAGCTGCACCATACTGGCGGCGAAATTCGAGAAGAGGCTCGAATTCCTCTGGTTTGCGTCCATCTCGCATACGGATATACACAAAGCGTCTGGCGCTCGCGGCGGTCATGGTGGTGATGACGGGATTGTTGGTGGCGATCACGAATGTGCATTTGGGGGTGAAGCTAACAGCGTTCTCCTGTATCCGTCTCGCCACGACGGTATCGCCGGTAGAGATTTTCTTCAGCAGTGTCATTTGTTCGAGGGTGATGGTGTCGGCATCCTCGTCGTATGCCCAGAGAGATCCAATGAGTTTCGTCATTTCCTGATCTGAGCTGAATCCGCCGGCGCCTCTTCTACCGCCGAGGATTTTCTGTGAGTCCACGGCCACGGCGAGCCCGGGGAACGATTTGACGAGGGTGCTCAGCAGGATGCCCTTGCCGTTGCCGCCGTCTCCGTACATGACGTAGGTCAAGTGCTTGTATGGTTCGAGCAATGGGGTGGCGAACATGCGGCCGAGGTTCTGCGCGCTGTGCATGTCAGCGGTCACGTCGATGAGGAATCCTGTGGCTTGTGCGGCGACCTGTTTGTTGAACTCGGTGTCGATGGTGAGTTCGTAGGGCATGTCGAAACGGCGGTCGTCTGGGTTGATGTGAACAGTTTTGGCGTCTTGTCTGAGGAAGGCGAGGTTGTTGAATTTGATGCCGTGGCGGACTCGTCTGGCGAGTTTCGCGCATTCTACCTGCATCTGGTGGTTCCAGGGTGTGTAGGCTTTCGTTGATTTGATGTGGTATTCGGTTTCTAGGCTGCTGATCGCATGCCAGGTGTCGAGTAGCCGGTTGCTTCCGGTTTGGTCCACGTCTCGTACGTAGAGGGTGTGTTCGTCGTCTCCGAGCAGGAGGCTGTCGTTGCGGAAGTCCCATAGGCATTTTGCGTATCCGTCGTCGAAGTATGGGGCGCTGCTTTTGCCTTGGATTTTCCGTGGAATGTGTATGCTTCTGCCTTCTCGGTCGTAGAAGTCGTGCTGTTCGGGTTTGTATGCCTCTTCGAGTCCGTGGAGCACGGTTTCCACGTTTGCTGGCCCATCGGGGATGTGCGAGCAGTGGTGAACGTAGTTTGAAAACATGGGATGCTCCGAGTGTTGTGGGTAACGGGGGTAACGGTTTGGTAACGGGTATCTGTTACCGGTTTTTCTGTTCCAATTTCAACGTTTTCGGTAACCCAGTAACAGGTAACCCCACTTTGTGTTGTTGTGAGGTTTATAGGGGGTGTTACTGGGGTTGGGGTATAGGACAGACCCGTTACCGTTACGTATGTTGAATTTTCGTTGCAATTCCAAGGGTTGGTGGGGTAACAGATATCAGTTACCTGCTGTTACCCCGCAGTTAATCGCTTAGAATTCTGGCTCGTCTTCGCTGCCCTGATGAACGGGTTGCAATGCTTCGATAACTTGCTGTTCTGTCAAGCCGGTTAGTCCTGCGATGTCGGTGAGGTTTTTTCCTGCGGCTTGGAGTTGTTGCAGTTGCATGACGTTGACCTGTGGCGCCGCCTGCTGGGCGACAGGAGCCTGCTGGACTGGCTGTTGGCTGTACTGTGCCGGCGGCTGCGCATAGCTGCCCATTGGCGCCTGCTGCTGGTATGGAGCTGCTGCGGGCGGCTGCTGACCATACTGGGACTGCTGTGGTGGCTGCGGGTAGGCTATTGGCGCCGACTGAGCGGGCTGGCCGAGCAGTGTGTCTACGCCGTCGTGGTGTTGGATGTGGTATTCGTACACTTTTGGGGGTTGTGGCGCGTTGCCGCGTTCCCCGTATCCGGTGAAGGTGGCGGTGAACTGGTCGCCCTTGCCGGGTTTCTTGATTCCTGCTTTCTGGCAGGCTTCCCGGAAGGCTTTCAGTTGGATGCCGTAGCCTTTGATGAAGATGCTTCGTCTTCCGTCGTCGTCTTCGATTGCGGGATCGTGGAGGTTGGTTTGGATGACGATGTGTATCTGCATCTTTGGCTTGCCATCGTTCCAGAATTCTGGTTGTTTGGTTTGGAAGTCTCGCATCTGGCTGGTTTCTATGATGTCGAGCGTTCCGGTGATGGTTGCTCCTGGTTGGCTGTCTCCGTTGAAGTAGCTTTTTGCGCCGCCTCCTGCGAGCACGTCGTCCAATCCTGGAAGATTTGATGGTTGCTGGCTTGTCTGCTGGCCGTAGCCGCCACCGTAGTTGTTCTGCTGCGGATAAGCGTTGCTGTAGCCTTGGTTGTTGTTTCCGAACATGATGTTGCTTCTTTCCTTGATTAGTTATTGTTTGAAATTGGTGTCCGGTCGAGGTCGTTGAATTGCATGACCTTGTTCCGAAGTGTGATGGCGGCTTGTTCTGCTTCGGCTAGGTTGTGGAAGTATCCGCCGCGGTATCTGTGGTAGTTGTGGCAGACTTGCACGCTCCACATGTTTGCGTGTTTAGCCCATGTGACTCCGCGTATCCCGCATGACTTGTTGTTTCTGAATGCGCCTTGCAGATGTTCCATGTTTTGCGAGTTTGTCGCGAGTCTGAGATGCTGTGGGTTGACGCATCGACGGTTGAAACAGATGTGGTCGATCATCATTCCATTTGGTATGGGGCCGTTGGCGAGCTGGTATGAGTATCTGTGTGCGTAGATGTGGCGTTTGAATTCGCCGTATCCGTTGCGTAGAGTGCCTTGCCATTCCCAGCATCCGTCGGTGTTCTTTGATTTGTGGACGTGCGACCAGAATCGCTGTTCCTCATTCATTCTTTTCTCCCGGGTAGGTGGCTTCGAGTAGTGGGATTAGTTGTTTCCACTTGTCGGCTACCACGGTTGGGTTGTCCTCGTTGAGTCCGAGGGGGTCGTCGTCGGGCCAGGTGCCGTCGCTGAAATCGTGGGTGGGGCTTGGCGGTAGGAGGCTGATCCATGCGTCCCTGGTTTCGGGGCCGTCTGTCTGTTCGATGATGTCCATGAGGTTGACGAGGAGCTGTGCGCGTGCCAGTGCCCAGCGTCCGGGCTTGGGGTCCCAGTCTGCTTCCCAGGGGAGTGCGCTGTTGAGGCTGATGGCGTTGCGTGGCAGGAAGTAGATTGCCGACCGGCTGATGGGCTGTTCCTCGTTGGCGAGGCCGAGCCCATAGAGGCTGGCTTGTATGGCGTACTGTTGGCTGATGCCGTTGGCTTTCACGTTGCGTAGCGTGGTGGGGCCGACGATCTTCCAGTCGATGGTGGCGGCGTTCACCCTGTCGTATAGGTCGATGCTGCCGCTGACCTCGTAGCCGCCGTAGAGTCCGTTCAAATGTCCTACGGTGACGCGTTTCTCCGTTTCGAACCGTTTCCCTTCCTTGTTTTCGTCGAATCCTTGCGGGTTCAGGGTGGGGAAGAGTTGTTCGAATTGGGCGTGGACTGCGGTGCCGATGTAGGGGAGCCATCCGACGGATTGCTGTTGTGGCCAGCCCGCGAGTTTCGCCGCCAGGGTATGGAGGCTGTCGGTGCCGAGTTCGCTTGGTCCGAGTTCCACTTGTTTGCTTCGCGGGTTGTCGCGGATGCTGGTTTCGATGATCGTGCGGATCTCCGGCCACAATTGGGGCGTTTCCGGATGGTCGGGTTCGGGGAACCTGTAGGTTTTCGCCGTTGGTTCACTGTCATCAGCAGTTTTTTTCTTGCTTGGTTTGTGTTGTTGTGCTTGTGCGACGGCGAGCACACTGGTTTTGTCGCTCATGGTTTTCTCCTTTCCGCGGTATTGAGGATTCGCCCGCATCTGGCGCATTGGATGATCCTGTAGCGGCTGGTGATAATGCGCCCGTGTTGTTCATGCAGAATTCGTGTTCTGGGCTTGTGACCGAGGAACAGGCATGTGAATGGCCGTAATGCTTCGCCTGTCATGCGATGACGACCGATGGTTTACGTGAAGTCATGACCGGCGCCAACTGCTGTTCACCTAACTGTTTGCGGGCTTCCTTGCTGTCTGGCGTGAGCTTGTACAGGTCCGGGTATTCGGTCGGCGGGAAGGTTTTCGTGAATTTGGTAGCGTTGATGGTCTTGGCGCCTTCCTTGACTTGGACGGTGAGATTGCCGGCATCATACTTGCCTGGCTCCCACTGGTCGAGGATCGTGTTCTTGATGTTGGTGACTTCGTCCTCGCGGGTTTTGATTTCCTCTTGAAGCTGGGCGATGCGCCTGGCCTGCGCTTCGAGGAGTGCCTGCCGCTGGTCCATTTCGATGCTGGCGTCCTGCTGGTGGAGGGTGAGTTCGACTGGCGTTGCTGTTGTGCTGTTCATTGGTTGCTTCTTTCCTTGGTTTTGATTGGTGTCCACATGACCCGGTGTGCCGGGAACTGTTGGCGGTGCTGTTCGCAGATCGTGATGGCCTGTTCCAACCCGCATGGCGCGTGCAACGTGTGGTGGACGTTGCAGCGGGGCAGGTATTGGCGGATGATGCTCACGCATCCACCAGGCTGGGTTGTGTGACGTTGGCTTCACGGGTGAGGCGTTTCTCCCATGCCTTGTAGTTGGCGGCTCCTGTGTAGGAGAGTCGGTCGCCGTCGTATTTGAATCGTTGCCCGCATTTCAGGCAGAACACCGGGTACGGGTTCTCCTTGTATAGGTGCAGCAGCGTGGCCTTGTCATGGTCGATGGGACTGCCCCACAGTGGTTTGCCGCATCTCGGGCAGCAGGAGCAGGGTGGTTCATCCGTGACCGGCTTGGGACTGCTGGTCACGTATTTGAGGATCTTCCACGGGTCGCTGTCCTTGTCGAACTGGCTTGCCCAGTCGGATGCCATCTGGTCGATGGGACGCAAGGTTTCCATTTGTGTGCGGAATTCGGTGAACGTGTCGTAGTCGCTGAACATGCCGTTGTCGTCGGCGAGGTGGAGGAGTGCGACGCGCATGCTGTCCGGCCATGCTAACGTCGGGTTGATTTTCAGGGTGATGGTGACGGGCTTGGCTGGCTGGTTTTTCTTGAGTTGTT